GTTGTTCTTTAGCTAATACGATACCAACATAATTAGTAAAAATCTCAGAATTGCAAGCGGCTTTCCAATCTTCGTTGCCAACAATAGCGCTGTTCCAATCTAAATCTTTTTTCATAAGCTCTCCTATTTGGGCTCTTCGTATTTATGCTAAAACATTCGTTTATTTTTATTCAAAGAAAGTTTTTTGGCTAATTTTATAATCTGATACTTTCCTATCAAACAATATATATAAAGTGTCATGTTTACGTTTGACTCAATCACGCTAGTTCCAGGTTACTCCGAAATCAATTCGCGTTCGGAAGTTGACATTTCAACCACCATCAAAGGAGTTAAAAGTGCTGTTCCTGTTATTAATGCAAATATGCATGCTATCTGTACACCAGAAATGATGTTTTCTTTAAGCGAAAATAATACTTTTTGTAGTTATCATAGATTTTTCAAAAACCCAGAACATAGAACCCAAACTCTAAAAACAGTTAAATTAAATACAAAAAATGAATTATTTTTTCCATCAATTGGTGTTCAACAAGATGATTATAAATTAATTGATGAATTAGCAGCTATTGGATTTAAAAATGTAATTGTAGATGTAAATCATGGTCATCATATAAAAGTTAAAAAAATTGTTCAACATATTAAAAATAAATATCCAGATTTTATAGTAATGGCTGGAAATGTATCAACAAATGATGGTATTTCTTTTCTAAAAGATTGTGGAGCAGATATTATTAAAGTAGGAAATTCTTTTGGTTTTTCCTGTACCACATTACCAAGTACTGGATTTGGAGTGCACGCATTTCATGCCGCTAAAACTTATCGAGAGAAAACTGGAGATTGGGATATTGCTATTTGTATTGATGGAGGAATTAGAGAGATTTCAGACATTGCAAAAAGTTTAATCTATGCTAACATGGTAATGATTGGAAAGTTGTTCGCTGGAACCAAACAATCTCATGGAAAGTTTATCACGGGAACAACAAAAGAATATTATGGAAACGCCTCTGTAGTTACAAAAGAAGCCTCAAATTCTCATGTAAAATATATTGAAGGTGGGATTAAACAAGTAAATTACATTGGCGAAGTTGATGATTTATTAAGGATCATTAAAGAAGGACTTCAAAGTTCTTTTTCTTTTGTAGGAGCAGCAAACCTTGAAGAATACCAAAGAAAAGCAGCAAACAACATCTTGGAGCTATAATCATGGACCCAATAATTCTATTTAGAGATGGCAATGATTATCCCGGTGAATTTGAGATTGCACAGAAATATTTCCAGTGCGTCCCAAACAGAGCTAAAATACCCCCTGGTAAATTGGTAATTTGTCGCTACAGCGCTTTACCTTATTATAAGGAGCTAGAGGCTGATGTAAATGATTTGGGCAGCAAACTAATTAATTCATTTACAGAACACAGATACATTGCCGACCTTGGAAATTATGTTTATCAACTTGAAGGGTTGACACCTAAAACATGGAATCATTTAGATCAGATACCAGAAAAAGGTCCATTTGTATTAAAGGGTGAAACTAATTCAAAAAAATTTGAATGGGACACCATGATGTATGCTGAAACTAAACAAGACGCCATCAGGATATATCTAGACTTGCAAAATGATGGACTTATTGGTTATCAAAATATTTATATTAGAGAATATGTTCCTATGGTAAATTATCTAATTGGTTTTAGAAATATGCCAGTAACAAAAGAATATAGATTTTTTGTTTGCCATGGACAAGTAATTAGCGGAGGATATTACTGGTCTAATTATATTGATGATCTGCCAGAGAAACCTGACCCCAATGAGGTTCCAAAAGAATTTCTCAATGAAGTCATTGAAAGAGTTGGAAAGAATTGCACCTTCTATGTTATTGATGTTGGTCAAAAACTTGACGGAAATTGGATGGTTGTTGAATTGAATGATGGCTCCATGTCTGGATTGTCCGATAACAGTCCAGAAATACTATATTCTGGACTGAAAAACATCATTGATAAAAATCACTAATATAAAAATTTGCATCAAAATTAAGTTTAAAGATTTTATATCTATTATCCGTAAATGGATAATAAAATTATAACCACAGAGCTTCAAGCATGTTGTTTCTTGGATTTGGAGGACCTGTAACTATAGCAATTGTCGGATGATCTTCACTTGGTTGTCTTGTTGTAAAATATCCCGCTTCGGATACAAACAATGGAGCATTTAGAGGATATCTTTGGCTTGCTTCATATTGATCTGTTGCAAGAATCATTCTTTGAAACCAAATAGTAACTCGACTGGAGCCCATTGTATCATCATCACCAGGAACATTTGGGACCTGATAAGTATAGCTTACAACGGTTCTAATTGCATCCGGAATTCCATCACCATCTAAATCAACATTCAATACTGTTCCTGTTGGAAAAACAATAACACCGTTTCTTGAATTTAATAAAACCTTTACATCTCTGCTGATAAAACTTCGTTCTAATACGTTTGGATTATCAAGAGTTGCAGTAATGTTCATTACGGAAACATATTGGTTTCCTTGAAGAACACCAGTTGCTGGAGCGATAACTTCTTCATCAACAGCTTGTGAGTAAAAAGATTTTGTTCTTGTGTTGTCAATAACTCCAAAAGGAGCTGTTCCATCGGAAACTCCACAAACGATATTGTTTCCTTCAAGAGCCAATTGACCAACCATTCCGGGCATAAAATCCCCAATAGACGCAACAGGATAACTTGTGGCAAGTGAATTACCAATTTGAATTAATCTTAACATATTTACCTTACGAAATTATATAACATTATTATCAGTAAGGAACGACAGACCCTTCGCCTCCATCCGTTTCATCATCAACAGGAGAAGCTTTTCCTTCATCTTCATTGTCATCATCTTCATCTTCATCATCATCTACAGGAACTGCTTTTCCTTCATTCTCATCCTCATCCTCATCCTCATCCTCATCCTCATCAACGGTAACTGCTTTCCCTTCGTCAATAAATTCGTTTTCAGAAACAGTAGAAAGCATTTCTTCTGCTTGTTTTCGAAGATTTTTTCTTTCTTCTAATGCAATACTTTCAATAAGTCTTGTAGCAATAAGCTCACTTTTATTAAATCCTTGTGAAGCAAGTATTTCGGCAATTTTTACTGAAGCAACAATAGCTGAAGCGGTATTGATTTTTTTCCCTTTTTTATTTTTTTTATTAAAAGGAAAAGTTTTAGACTTATCTTCATCTTCGTCTTTATTTTTAGTTTTGCTATTTTTATCTTTTTTGTCTTCTTTATTTTCTTTTGCTTTAGCATTTTTTTGCAGTTTTGCAGAACCAAATAGTTTTTTATGTTCATCGCTATCCATGATGCGAATCATTTCTGAACTAATATCATCAGAATTTTGTTGTTTCATAACATCTCCTTAGTGTGCTGTCCATGGCCAGCATGAACTAACATTTACATTTATACTTACCTATTCGTAGAATTATGGCGATATGCGTTTTAGATCTTTAAGTTTTTGTATCTGATCACCTGTTATAAAACCAGGCTTCACATTTTCTAAAATTGAAATTACAACATCCGGCTCAACCCCAGAAACACCATCAGAAACAGCTAAGATGCTCCATATCTCTTTAATTGATGGAGGACTCATCGCTACTTGAGTTGCTGGATTATCTCTTTTTTGTATAAGTTCTTTTAAGTAACGAATAAATTTGTTATAATTATTTCTTCTAGTAGAGTCTGGTCCTATGTCTACACCTTCAAGAGCGTTTAAATGATTTTCTAATAGTATAGGATTTATAATAGTTGTCTGCCCATAATTTGGTTTAGCTTCCGTAACGACCAACTCTTGTGCTTTTTTTTGAATAGTAAAAGCACTATATCTAGGCAGAAAATATTTCATTATTTTTTTAATTCATTAATAAATGAATGCAAAAGCTCGCCAGCAATTAGTTCACTTCTAATATCGCCTTTGTCGCCTAAATAAGCTGCAATCTTTTGAATGCTATCAAGAACTAAAGCTGCAGTATTTGGAGGATTTGTCCATTCTGATGGAGGGGCTTCGTTCCATGGAGAAAGTTCAGGACTTCCAGAATTAGGCCGCTCACCAGAACCCGCTGTTCCTAAAGAATTTTCTACGTCTACCTCGGTATCATTGTAATCTGGATCTCCAAAATTTTCTGCTAAATATTGATCTAGATCAGTATTAGCTAAATCTTCATTATAATTTTCTGCTAAATATTCATTTAAATCTTCAGGCTCAGATTCAGATTCTGTGTCCAAACTCTTATTCATTTCTTCCATAAAAACTTCTTCTCCGCGAGGGGCAACAACTCCACTTGGGGAGCCAACAGTATGCTCTCCTTTAACTGGTTCTGCACCAACTGAGCTTGTGTCTGGGTTATTACGCTTGGTCGGATCATCAAAATATAAACTTGGATTAGTAAGAATAGTTGGATCATCAATATCCTTTAATGCATTTGAAGCAGGAATAGGTCCACCAGTATCTTCTTCACCGTATGGTTTAGAAAGCCCCATTTGTGCTTTCTTCTCCAGTTGTCCGCCATAAGAAGCAACAATGTTGCCCATAACAAAAGCTAATTCGTTTCCATATTTTGATTTAAACATCGTTTAAGTTTCCTCTCCTATAAGGTATTCAAGGTTAATGCTATATAATTGTCAAAAAGTTAAAAAAATAAGTCTCTTTTTCAAGAGACTTATTTTATTTACAATCTAAACTGTTTCTTAGAAGTTGTTTTTGAAAGTATGACCAGAGAATGCATCATTGATTTGCTCATATAATGATCTGTCGCCTTCACCTGTGGTGATGTTGCTTTCCATCATTAAACCGTTTTGAATGCTTCCAACACCATTATCACTTGCGGTTTTTTGCATTTTGTTTCGATGATTAGCAATGACTCTTCGCATTGTTTCATATGCTTCTTCATTCCACTTAGCAACACGCTCAACTTCGTTCTTTACGGCTTCACGACTATTTGGAATTAAACCAACTTCTCGCATTTCGTGAGCAATTTCGTATGCACGTACAATTTTGACCTTGATTGCATCCTCATCAACAGCAGCGGATTTTTTATTTTCATAATCACCAACTAAACCAGAAGCGAATTCTGAACCGCCATCAACTTGCCCATAATATTGTTTCCAATATGAAACAGCAGCAGAGTCCATGCCATTAGCTACAAGCTTATCAAGATTAGCAACCTTCACTCGACCAGCTTTAATAAGATCATCAAGTTGCTTGGCATTCTTTGCAACCTTAACATCTTTTCTAGCAATCTCTTCCATTTTACTATGTACAGCAGGAAGGTCTTCAACAACGGCTTCGCTTGATTTTGTATCAAGTTGACCTAATGTTTCACTCCCTGATGGATGAGCTTTGTTAAGCATTTCACTAACTTTTAGTGCATCGGAAGCAATCTTTCGACGATAGCCTTTGCGTCCTTCAGCAGTAGTCATATCAAATTCGGCTTTCTTTGTTTGTTTGCCCATTGTTCCTCCTGGTCCACATTTATTTTTAGGTGTGCCTCCTTTATCTTTATCTGATTTGGCAGACTTTCCTGCTTGTTTATTCTTTTCATCTTCTTTTACACTTTTTAGTGCTGCTCTAGCTGTGGCATAATCTTCTCTTGCTGCTTTTGCTGCCTCAGCCGCTCGTTCAGCTTTTGTTCTTGCCTTTTCAACTGCTTTTCCAGCTTTCTCATCAGCAGGCATTTTCTTTGTAGCACTTTTATTTAGTCCTTGCATCGCTGCAGCTTTTCTCTCCAACCCTTCAGTTCCTCGCACATATTTTACAAATGCACCTTGAAGTTCGTGTGCTTTTTTGACAACAACCTGTGCTTCATCAATAGCTGCCTTTACAAGAGATGAGACGAATTCAGCATTAACTGTTTCAATACCGGGAATATCGATAGTGCTTAAAACCATATCAACTTCTCGTTTTGCATCATTAATTTCAGCATAAGCGTTTTTGAAAGAAGTCATAAGACTGGCTTTTAAAACTGGTTCCATACTTTGAAGTGCTTTAATTGTATCTTCTGCTGAAGCATTTTTTTCAAGTTTTCGTAATGCAGAAGCAACCACTTCTTCTGGTTCTGCTCCACCTTCTAACCCAGCAGGCATTGGAATTTCACCTTCTGCACCAACTTCAGGACCAGCAGCTTCTCCTTCACCTTTTAACACAGATAAGCCCTCTTCAAACTCGCCTGCTAAATTTCCAAGAACCTCCGCAATTGTTTCAGCGTTTTCTTTAAGAGCCGCTCCAGCTAATTCAGCTTTTTCAACAGGATCGGCAACCGAACTAGGTGTAACCTTTAATGCTGGTCCATTTTCGTCACCTTCACCCATAGGTGGTTCGCCCATATCCATAGGTTCATCCATAGGTGGTTCGCCCATAGGTGCAGCTTCTTCAATATCTTCTGTTGGAGGAGGAGGAGCCATCATGTCGTCTTGTGCAGCTTTGAACATTTTTGCTGTATGTACAACACCTGAAGAATATACCGATTTAAGAAGTTCGCGTCCAAAATCTTTTGAGCTAACGGCACCAAACAAAGCGGGTTTTCCACCAGTAAGTTCTTTTAACGTTGCTGATAAAACAACTCTATTATTAGACATAACGTCCCATCGATGATTAGGGGTATCATCATTGCCATCAGGAGTCGCAGCTTTAATAAAATATGCTTTTAGAGAAGCTCTGTTAATTTCTTTCTTTTTCTTCTCATCACCATCCATCATACCATCAGGTTTAATGGTAGCAGGATTAACAAACATTTGCTTGTCTTCTTTTTGAGCTTTTTGGCCCAATGGATCTGGAGTGTAAGTTGTGCCCCCTTTTCCTGGTTCTGTGGTGCCTTGAATATAAGCATTCTTATCCAAGTTAGCTTTAGCTTGAGAAACGGCTTCTGCACGAAGCGCTTTTCTTTCTTCAAGCTTGGCACGAGCTAACATTTTTTTCTTTTCTAAATCACCAGGATACATGCCATCAACAGGTCCAACGTCTGGAACGTTTTTAAGTTGACGATCTTCGTTATTCCGAACCTGCTCAGCCATTGGATCTTTATCGTATTTTGGCTGTCCAGGAGTTGGTTCTTCTGTGCCTTGGTAGTAACCTTTTTTATCTAATTGTTTTTGGGACATTAACTCCTCCGTATTAAATTTATTAGCAATTTTCCCTATCATCTCTTCTATGCTTGACATCTTCCCTTTAATTAGATTCAAGCTATTTTGATACCCTTGGCGGGTTTCGGTAACTGCCTCTTGTGCAGCCGTTGCCCTTAATGCAAAATTATTGTCATCTTTTTCTGCTAAAATTTCATGCTCAATTGATGCTATCCTCATGAGCAAATCAGAAACCTCACTTTTTATCGAAGATAACTGTTCAATTGTAGTTGAAGAGCCACTCTTTTTTAATGTAGATTCAATGTTATTTGTTGCAGCAATGATTTGTCTGACCCTCGCTAACGGGTCAGCCCCATTAACAACTAAACTTAATTCAATAGGAGATAAATCAACGTTAATCTCACCATATGCAATTCTATTTTTAACATGATCACAATATTCAGCTTCGGTTTTTGCTATATTCCCACATTCAGTACAAATCGATCTACCAACAGCAGTGCCCATGCTAACAGAATTTGCTACTCCTGTCTGAACATTCCGCGCCAAATCACCATAACTAACCTTATCCAACGCACAAAGACCAATGATACATTTATTTTTTTCATCATAATAAGTATCTATAATAAGTCCACGCATTCCTTCAACACTGCTAGACTGATGATCCTTACATAAAGGCTTGCCAATCCATTTTTTATGAGCAATTTTTAATTCAGATTCAGGAAAAATATCTCCATTATTATTTTTATAAGGTTTGATGTTAGTATCAGAACATTTCCATTTCCAAGAGCCCCTACTGTCAATTATCCATTCAGCTTTTACATTAGACCCATCAGCATGTTTTTTTAAAAGATTTTTATTATCATATAAAGATCTTTCCGCTGCATGCATCATAATAGCGGAAAAATATAAAAACTCATTAGCTTTTGGAGCTATTCTTTTATATTGTGAAGCAACTTTTTTAAAACGCTCAATAACATAATCATCATTTATAGCAACATCAGTAGGCTTTATATCATGTGTAGAAAAATTAATTGCTGAACCAAGTTTTAATAGAACCATATTTCTCCTTAAAAGATATCATGTGTATAGGTAAATAATAGTATATCTATGTATTATTGCTTCGCCCAAGGAGGAGCCTCTTCTCCTTCAGAGGCTTCTTTTTCTATCCAATCTTCATCTGGATTAGTTGCTTTTTCAAGTTTTTTTTGTAAGTATTCTTCACTAACTTCTTTGCGTGGCTCGATAACGCCACTAACAGAACCTTCACTATATTTTATAAAACCCATAATTATCCTCGTTCGCCTTTTAAAACAACATCTTTTTTACTATCATTTTCTCTAAAATCTTCACCAATAACATCTTTAGCAATTTTTCTTACAATTCTATCTTGAACAATAGATTTAATTTTTGCACATTGTTTTTGAACTTCAATTAAAACATTCAATGCATTTACTTGAAAATTTTTATCTTTCAAATGTTTTTCCATATAATTGCCTAAATCAATTGTCAAATCAGCAAGCCCTCTAATAGTATCCTTCAATGTTTGTTGCATTGGTCCCAATTGTGTATCTGTTGAAAAAAATCCAAGTTGGTCAACGCTTGCATCAAATAATGTTTTATATTTTTCTGCCTCTTCATCTGAAAGATTAGAAGGCTTTAAATCATCTATTATGTCAATAAATCTAGAACCAACTAATCTCCATATGTTTTTTTTCATATTTGACCCAAATGATTTAAAATGTTGAACTGATTTGGATTCTTCCATTGTTTTATAATCAATGCCTGGAGTATTTTGAAAAAGATCAATCATTTTTTCAACTGGTTCAGCTACTAAAATATTTATTAAATTTAATAAAGAACGTAATGTTTTAATTAGTTCTCGTGCTTTCTTTTTTTCACCAGCACCAATAGGTTTAGTTATATGCTGCACGTCTTGTGCTTCTATTATTTTATCATGCAAAGATTGTACGATTCCTCTACGAACCATATTGCTTTTCATGTAAGCCATTGATTCTGGTGAAGATTCTGGCACTGACCACATGCCTGATATTGGTATAGAATCTATGTTAGGTTCATTTTTGCTTCTATCCACTGCGTCTCCTTTTACAGATTTGTGTTCATTAATAAAATTAAGAGCGAACATGTTTTTTGAACAATTAGGACATTTACCATTTCTTTTTTTCATTCCGCAATTATTACAATGTTCACTATTATCAATCATAGATTCATACTCTTCTAAAGATACTGGTTCACCAGCTTGCTCACCATTGTTTATAATGTCTAAATATTCTTGTACACTATCATCATCAACACCAAGACCAAATCCCAAATCTGTTGCTTCTTGAACCGCTTCTTTTGCCGAAGTATCAGTATCAGTTCTGTATCTTGCAACAAACATTCCCGTTCTATCTTTCCCCCATTTGCAATGAACATAAGTGACATCATCTCCAATTAAATCTACTGGACCAACATCATCTATTTGTTTCATTGCTTGGTCATGCTTGCCACTATGAATTGGGATCACAATATGTTTTATTTCATTTTTTTTGCAAGCATCTTTTATTTTATTTCCACTATCTTCATCTAAACTAATAATTTTTTGAATTCCCCATTCTTTTTTAAGCATAGGTATTTCATCAGGGTCAGGTGCTCCTCCTCTGTATAATAAATCTGGTACTATTTCAACAAATCTAGAGGGCATATTTTGCTCCACTCTTTTTTATTGCAGTCATCAAAGATGCTTCTTCTGCGTTTTTAATATTTAAAGTTTTTGCTTTATTTACCAATTTGCTATATAAATTTATTATATCTTTAGCTTCATCAGGATTATTTTTAACTATTTTTGATAAAATAGATGATTTAGAATATTTGGTTATAGAATAATAAATTTCATTACTTGTTGTTCCTTCTATCCCTAAATCATGTGGATTTTTTAAACTCATGGCTGACGGGTCTATTGAAATATTTTCATCCAAAATTTTATTTGTTAATTTTGAATCTACTTTAATAATAACTGGAAAATCTCCTTCTAAAGTCAACTCATTTGCTTTTTTTATAACACCATCAACATCAACTAAACTAGACGTCATGACAGTAATTTGTCCAGACATAACGGAACCAACATCTGATAATTTCATGACATAGAATTTTTGTTTATTACTCATTATAGCTCCATTATTTTATACAATGGTGCAAACCTAGATACATTTCTAAGATTACCTTTATTTAATTCAGATGCATCAAAAATGCTATTATTGAATTTTTCAGCAAACTCACTAATTTTCTCTAAAACAATATCAAGAACTTTTTGAGTTTCAATATTTTTATCTGATGAAAATTGCATTTCATAAATATCATCCTTTAATAAAACAACACATTGAAATCCTAATTTGTTTAATTCAGTAGCCAATTCTTTCATATGTGAAATTATTTTTTTTTCATCGTCGGTAGTTATAGATATAGAAAAATTATTTACTGTATCATCTACAATATCAAAAATATTAGTCATTCCACTTGAGGCTAAATCATCATATGATTTGGAATTCATTTTTGTTGGAAACATATCGTTGATACCAGCAAAAGTTACTACGCAATGCTTCCCATCCATTTCTTTCAAAATTGCTTTTTTAATATGCTGTTGATTAAAATGATTATAAGCCTTTCTTTTTTCAGTAAAGGAATTATTTATAGTCTTACCTACCAATTCAGAAAACGTTCCATTTTTTTGATAAGCTTGAGTTACAACATTATTTGGGTTGGCTTTTTCCATTTCCTTTGCAGCAGTTTCAGTTGTATTGTTTGCTGTAGGAGGAGGATTAGGATTCATTGCAGTAGGAGCAACAGGCGCTTTTGGAGCCTCAACGGTAGGAGCAACAGGCGCTTTTGGGGCCTCGACAGTAGGCGCTTTTGGAGCAGCATTAGGTGGTTCCTGATTTTGCTGTTCTTGTTGTTGCTTTTGATCAGGAGACATTTGTTGAGCTTTTTTCATATTAGCTTCAACTATTTGATTACAAAACTCATCTAAAAATTTCATTATGCCTCCAATTCAGAATTTTTTTCAACATCTTCAACATCTTCAACATCTTCAATATCTTCAACATCTTTAGTCTTTTCTACTGGATTCTCAATTTTTTCAATTTCTTCTTCTTTTTCCTCAACATTTTCAGGATCTTCAATCTTTTTTTCAGATTCCGGTTTAGAAGACATAGCTTCGATTGATTGAATTTCTTCAGCAATTATTTTTAATGATTTTGCTTTTTTCATCGGAGTAGGAACCGATAAAAGACCAATAAAAAACATAACATGAACTATAAAGGTTCCTACATCAATTGTAAATGTAGAATCTCCAGTAACTACCAAAACACATTTAAATTGTTTTGAAGCGTCATTGGTTGGTCTTTCAAAAATTCGTTTTATTTCAAAATTATCTAATTCTTTTTTTATTACTGTATCAAATATTTCATTATCTTTTGTTTCTTTTAAAATATGTTTAATTTTATTATCATCAAACCCTGCACGTTTTAATGAAGAAACTCCGCCCGCTCCATACCCTCCAAATTTATCTGAAGCTAAAGAATTATAAAATGAATCTTTAGATGTAAATAATATATCTGCAGGATACAATTCAATATCTTTTAATTTTTTACCAATATATTCTGAATGTAATGAACCTTTTGTAATTTCTTTTCCTGGTCTAAATCCTTTTTTAGGTGGAGGAGTTTTATCTTTAGATATATCTTTTTTGGTTTCAATAATTGTACCTTTCATTTCTAAAAGCTTTTTATTTAAAGCAGTTATATTTGTAAGCAAACTATTTACCTGAAGATCATATGAGGTCAAATCAACATTTTCAATACTACTTTCAATTTCTTGCATGTTGCTATTAACTATATCAATAAGAGGCTTTAATTCCATATGCTTTTTATCAATTTCTTGAATCTGCGTTCTAACAGCAGGACTGAACATGCTTGAAATCCATCTTTTGATTTTACCAAGCATTGTTGCAACCTTGATAACATTGTCAGGATCTTTAGCAATTTCCAAAGCTGCAACTCTTAAAATTCTATTATTCATCTGCTTCTTCCGCAATAGCTATAAGTTTTAGTTTCAAATCCATATCATCAATGGAGTTAGCATATTTTTTAATATAATTTGCTATGGCTTTATAATTACCTTTTTCTATTAATTTATTAACCTGGTTTTGGGGCGTGCATCGTGCGAAACTTAATGAGCTCAAAGGGTCATCCATATTTTCCCAATATGCTTCTGTTGAAATTTGTTTTCTTTTTTCTTCTTCTTCTAATTCTGCCTCTTGGCCCTCTCTCCATTGCTTCGCCGCCTCTTGGTTCTCTCTCGCTCTCCATTGCTTCATAGACTCTTCTATCTCTTCTGTCTCTTTTATTTTTTCTGGACTGTAATTACCCATCCACGTATAAGTGTTTTCATCAGGATTCCACACGTATAAAACGTCATCTTTGTCTCTTATAGAATTCTGGGGATCATTAGGATGTGATGGAGATAGTTCTTCAGTTTCCCACCATTCCTTTTTAGGTTCTTGTGCTACATAGGCGTCATAGGCGTCCCATTCTTCTTTACTGGCTTCTGATCGAGGTTCTTTTCCAGATGTCCATGCTTCTTCTTGACCAGATGTTTCTCCAGATGTTTCAGGCTTAGAAGGCACACCAAGCTCAGGCTCGTCTGTTGCTTCAACTAAACCTTTAAAGTGTTCATTCCATAGGGGAGCAATTCTTGTTATGCTATAATTAGATTTTTTAACTAATTTAGTTATTTCTTTTATATATTCATCTGGATCACCAACATTAATTGAATGACTAACATTATCTAAAGCATTAGCAGATTGATCTAAAGTGGTTTGCATTAAATCAAAAATTGTTTTCATTGATTTTTTAAGACTTTTACCTCTCATTAAAGATTGATAATGACGATTTCCAAAAAGACCCATTTTTACCATTTCTTCATAATATTCATAATCTGCTGTCTTTTGTTCTATTTCAGTGTTGGGCAAAGGTGCCGGACTTGTTTTTGGTGTAACTTCCGGAACTGATTCTTCTGGAGTTGATTCTTCTGGTTGATCATCTGTTTGTTTAACGACATCTTGAACCGCACTCGTTGCGGCCGTTTCTGTTTCATTTTTTTTAGTTTTTTCCATTAATTTAGAAGCATATTCAATCCACTTAAGCTGACCCTCTTCATTTATTTCATTTAATTTATCAGCAAATTCATTAGCATCAAAATTTTCATCAACATAAGTAATGTTCGGTTCTGGAACATTATCCGCTGTTAGCTTTCCAAACCAACCACTATTTTGATAAACCTCATAAGGAACCTTAGCCATAAGCTTTGTTAAATTTCCCCTTGTTAGCTCGCTAGTGGATAATGTTGAAATAATTACCTGCGCATTGAAGAAGTCATTCACCGCATGAGCAAACTTTGATAAATCCATTTTGAAATTTGCCCAATAAGCCATTTTAGCAAATTGTTGCTGTTGTTTAAATGCAGCTCGAATATTTTCATCTATTTCAGTCATTATCCGAACAGCTTCTTTATAGCTTTCAGATTTTTTTTCAAGCCCTTTTTTTCCAAAATAAGAAAATATACCATCCCAAGATTTAGAACCAGCAAAGGGATTGTCTCGTTTAGCTAATGCTTCTTTTTTTATACTGTTGTTATCCATTTAATCAACCATTTATTTGAGGTATCCACATTAATTTGATTTTATTATACTATCTTTTTTCATTTTTAATTTTTTCTAATTGAACAAAATTAATAGATTAAATTTTTATTTCACCTATTATTCTGAAGGGGGAGATCCACCACCGCTTGGGCTTGACGAAGGAGGAGGTGGTTTGGGAGCGCTTGGAGGTGGGGGCAATTTGCCACCACCCATTGGTGAACCACCACCACCACCCATTGGTGGGCCACCACCACCCTCTTCTTCGCCCGGAACAGGAGTTTCTTGCGGAGTTTCGCCAGGAAGAGGAGTATCAGGCATATCAGGTATTTCATCATTAACATCAAGAGACCTAAGTTCGCTCAAAGACATGTTCATCAAAGAGGCTTGCTCTTTAGCTCTTGTCGCATCAATAATAGCTTCGTGACGAATCATTCTTTGCTCATTTTCATAATCTAATCCAAGACTTCTAAATAAAGAATGTTCAGATACTATTTTTTGTTCCCCAACCGCTAAATTAGATAAAAACTGAATATAATCTCCAAGATCAAATAACGACATATGATTCCATTCAACATCGGGAATGATCAATCTTCGCTCACCATCAATATCCTCCCAAAAATCATGCATTTGTGAAATCGGAGCAAATACTTTGGTTCGAATCCATTTTGATAACATGTTTTGAAATTGCATATATCGTTGACGCAAAACATCCAAACTCAAACCACCGTTAGCATATGTGATGTCTCCAGACTCCATAATCACCTGCGGAACCATCAATGCAATATAAATTTCCTTCATCAATCGCTCTAAGTCTGGATTGATGTCAATAACAACATTAGAACTGATTTTTTGAATATCTACAGAACCATGAGTAATAATTTTAAAGTCTTTGTCATATTGGCTATTAGATTGAACTGTAGTTTTTCCACAACGTCTTGTAACAAACAATCCAGTAGGAACTGTGAAACACCAAACTTTTCCTTTATATTCTTCAATTTTTAATAAATTATGTTTTTCTTTAGTTTGGCTATTTCTTGATGTTTTATAAATCAGAGGAAAATTACCTTTTTCGCTTGTTGACCATAAAATGGTATATAAAGGTTGTCTCCGATTGTTATCAAGATATTTTACATCATTTCTAATAAATGATGTTGGAACAAAGCCGCATTTATAAATCATTTCAAAAACATCATCAGCCAATTGTTTTGAAGTTGTATAATAAGCAAATCGTTTAGATTGTTTTTTGGGATTGTCATAAATAGATCCATCACCAGCAACCAACGCATCAAGCAAAACAGTTAGCAGTCTTGGACTTAAATCTAAAATCCATCTAGGGATATGTTTGTTACTAGATTTGACGTTTCCTTCAGAATCTCCACATTCATTTTTAAAGTATTCATATAAATTTTTATCATAGAACCTACCATTCCAAATATTTTGCCTTTTTGAATCTGTTTTTTCAGAACGTTTGTTAATATTATGATGACATTTTAATCCAATAAAATCGCCAAATGCATCAGCACACTTTTTCATTTTATCATAATATTTTGTAGTTGTTTGACAAATTTCTACTATATGATGATATTTATCATCACCAAATATACAACCCTCGCTAATAACATATCCAAGATATTCCAAATATAACTCGATTGGAATCTCATGCCCAATTACGTTTACTGATTTTACATCATCATTTCCAATCCAAGTTGCATGACTTCTAAATCTAGAATAATCATTTAAATTTAAATCTTTTGCTTCAATTTTATGCCAGTCACTCCAAATAGTTTTTCTTAGACTTCTGTGACCATTAAACTCATATTGTTTATTTGAAACCCACATTTTATGATTGGGGGTAACCATAATATTCATTTTCTCATTCTCATAATGATACATTTCACCATCATGATTTTGCACATTCGCTGCAAGAGGTTCATGATATTCAAGCTCTTCTGTATCTGGATTGAAACAGGCAATTTTTATTCCGGGTTTTGGTTTTGCATCTATAACCAATCCATCAACTTCATGATATTCAATCACTTCATAAAACTTTTTATATCCTTGATTGGTCAACACCTCAGTCTCTTCATCATAACATGATTCTAATAAATTCCTCCAATATTCCAAGTCAGCTGGAGTAATCTTATATTCAGCATCTACACTTCCTCCGCCCAACTTCACTAATGTTATTGGGTTAATCATATTGTCAGCTTGAGCATATTTGCATTCTCTCAATTTGTCCCACAACATTAAAGCTTTATAAGCTGGAGCAATGAGGCTTGTTCCTCTTGAATCGTATGGACTTATTTTTCTTGCAAGATGTGAAACATAAAAATTATCTAGTGGAATATTTTGCCCAGATCTAACAAGTTGAAGAATATTTGGTGGAATATTTCTTCTGAGTCTTATACTGTCTGGGTCTGTTCCTGTTATAATTCTTCTCAATTCTGAGTCTGGCCTAAGAGTGATTTGTGGTGGTCCAGCTACAACTGATCGGTTTATGTAAATATAATCTGGATTTTGAACAGTAACTCTGCTCCATTTACCAGTAACATCATCTAAATGTAAGAAAGGAAAACATTCTCCAATAACAAAAAATTCTTGTGCCATTTCTACACAAGCATTATGCAGTTCCATTTCATCAATCATTACATTGAAAAAATCTTCAATTTTTTTATCAGGACAACTAATGCTTAATTTTGAAATGGGATAAGTTGAATGCAAATGAATAGCGTTATTAACAATAGGGTTTAATGCAAAAAATGCTCTAGACCAAGCATTCATTGTTCCCCTATCACGAGGAAGCATTGTATTGGAAGTAAGCCACAAAGGGCTATACAGTTCTGGTCCTTGTCTAACTGTATCTCCTGACCCCCGCCAAGCACTGCCTACAGAGGCGGAATCAACTGAAGCTCTCTTTTGAATACCAGGGACAACTACAGCATGAGACATTATACTGGTATCAACTGCGTATTTTTCTTGAGGAACAGAATCAGCAGCTTTAAATGTACCACGAACTATATTTTCATTAGAATTATTTTTAAACATTCTTGCTGCATCATTATCATTTATTGAAATAGGCTTTCCACGATTCTTATAGCTTTTAGTCATTATACCTTTATATTTATCTTATAATATTATCAACTTGAACCAAATGTTTTGACATTAGGCAAAAATACAGGTATTGCTTGCATTTTTGCTGTAGAGGGTTGTTCTCTTCCAAATAAAAGATTTGTATTTTTAAACCCTTTACTTATATAAAATTTATACGCAAGATAAGCATTCAATAATGCCATAAATCCATCATTAGGAGTTAATCCTTTTACATATGTAAATCTTGCAGAGTTAGATCTATCTCTTGTTATTTTAACTTCCATACTGGAGCAATGATTTACCAACCATGCAACATGCTCAAAGCTTCCCATTGGAAATCTAAAAGCGCCTTTTTTCATTAATGTAAACATTTCTTCTATATAATAATTTCTATCAAATACTATTGTTTTAGGGAATATATGTTCATTAAATTTTATTTTCTTTAACAAACGTCCACCAGCAGCTTCACTTGCAAGAAATTTTTTATCATATTTAGCTTGCAACAATTGGCTTAGGTCTCCTGCATAACCAATGTCGCCAACACCAATCGTTACGTTATAATTCATATATACCTGATCAACAATATCTAATTTATATTGTAAATCATTTTTTTGTAATTTATGAGCAAATTGTATTTCAAATCTATCTGGGCCTTCAACGCTCATTACAACAATTGTGCTATAAGATTGTCCTTGTTGCTGTTTTTTAGCTTTTGAATCAGCAACATCGGCATCGGCTCTTTTGCCCCAGTCAGCACCCATGAAAACTAATTTATTTTCAGAAGGAAGAATTCTTTTTCGCATTTTTCTTCCTATGTCTCCACAAAATTCTCTAATTTGATCAGCAGTTATTCCAAGCCCTTGTCCTGTATAAAACTCTCCCAATACTTCATTCATCCATGCTCTTTCAGTGTTAATAGGATGGATACCTGGTTTTTCAGATTCAATTTTTTCTCTAGTAAAGTTTGGCATGTAAAGTTGATTAATATGATAACCAATAAGTTCACATTGGTCTTCATCTAAACCAATCCATTTCCCTCTTTCAGTAGCATCTCTTTTATCTTGTAAATGCGAACAATGAGGACATTTTACAGTATATTTATAAAGCCAAATTTTTTCCCAACTATCTGAACCTGGAACATAAAGAGGAAAATATTCCTTACAATGTTCACATTTTAAATGAAAAATTTGTTGAGATGATTTCATCCACATATTATAATATTCTGAATCTCTATTTTTAGGCGTTCCCATATAAACTTGAACACCACCAGGAGATTGCCCATATTGAGACATCGTCATCATCTTGATAGCATTGGATAATGCCGCAACAGGCATATCTTGAATTTCATCAAATATTATAGAATCAACCGTTCGACCTCTTAATCTTGAAGCATCAACACCAGTAGATTCTACCCAGATATGATTTCCATTTTGAAATTCTTTATATTGTAAACTTTCATTAACATTTTGGCTAATAAGGTTTTCCATATATGATTTTAGCCTTTTACCAGGCTTGGGAGTTTCATTTGTACGCACAGCTTGCGAAATGGCAGCGTTTAATTTAGTTTTCGTATATGCTGCAGCAATATCTAACTGAGGGAAACAATGCATTACACGCATTGGTGGCCTGCCATTGTTTCCAAAAGCACCACAACCCATCCAGTACATTTCTAAATTCGCCGCCATAGTTGT